AGGATATAAGTACCTAATGATTGGACAATACATTCCCTCTCGATACCCTGAAAAGGTTTATCGTGTCAATTCCTATGGACGTATTTTCCCCCAATGTAAACCACTGGGGATTATTAAGACTGCCATAGGAATCTACTATCACTTTGAATCAATTGATCGCCTCACAAAAGGAGAACATTTTTACTGTTTTCGCAAAGAAGATTTTCAAGAAATTTCTTGACAATTCTAGTAAAATAATGTAAGATTTAAGTAATAGATTGAAGAGGAAATCATGAAGCTTATCGTAAACATGAACACTGCTGAAATTAGTTATTACGCTAATTTCTATGCCGGACAATATCGAAGTTCTAAGCAAGAATCTGGGAAAAATGTCCCCAAAAAACGTGCCATTTTATACTCTAAAATTCAGGAGTATAATAAAGTTTTGGAACAACGAGGTTTTAAAAAAGTAAAGGTGTAATCATGACAGAAGAAACTAAAAAATCATGGGCTAAATTATCAAGTCAGGATGAGATTGACAAGAACAAAGGACTTATCAGAGGAACAGAAGAACAAGAGTCTGCTAAAAGACTTAAAGCGCATCTAGATCACTGCAAAAGACACCTAAAGGATTGGAGACAATGAGATACACGATCAGGACAATAGATAGAAAAAATAAGCCTTGTAAGATTAAAACTTCTATGCACGAAAGCCGATTAATGGCTTATTTAGACGCTTTAAGCCGCAACGGGCATCATGGCATCGTAGTAGAAGAAACAGTAGGTATTTCCTAGTAATTTCACCCAACAAGAGTGACACTAATGGACGCACGGTTAGTAGCGGAAAAACTGTTTAATTTTTGTGAAGAAAAATATCCAGATTTAAAATGGTCTTGGGATTATTCTTATAGTAATATTGATGGTTGTAGGAATGCTTTACTTATTCTTGGCTCTTGCTCTGAGTTTAAATTAGAGCTAGAAATTTGCTCAGAGGAAAAACAAGAATTCTATTCTTACGAAAAAGAAGCTACTTACGATTATATACTGGCGTTGCTTTTAATATCTCAATCAGAAGAAAAATCTTTACTTCCCTGGTCAGGTAGTTTTAAAGTAAATCTAAACCACGATAAGGATAGCGAGTTAGAGTTTATGATTGCCACTCATGACGAGTGGAATGATGATAGCTGGCTTTTAGTAAAAAAAGCCAGAAAAATAGTGAGAGAAATCTTTAATTTTATTGAAGACGAAATCCAAGATTAAATAGGAGTAACACTGATGGACACACAACAAGCAGCAGAAAAAATATTCAATTTCTGTAAAGAAAAATACCCAGATTTAGACTGGAATTTTGATTTTACAGATAATGACTACAAAATCATTCAATGCTTAACTTTTTCTAATGACAACATAGAGATTAGATACGGTTTTTGTACGGGATTAGACGGACGACTTAAGTGTGTTCAGTGGCAAGATAATCTTATAGGAAGGTTTAAAATTTGGATAAATCCTCCTACTGAGTTTTGTCATGATTGGTATGAAGACATTATAGTTTTTGAGAATCTTGCCTATTATAGACATGAGCTATGGAGTGCAGAAGATTGGAAATTAGTTAGTCAATACCGAAAAGTAATGCTAGACATTTTTAATTTCATTCTCGATGAGATTCAAGAGTAAATAGGAGTAACAAATGGACACATGGCAAATAGCTTGGAAAATATTAGAATTTTGCAGGGAACAACACCCAAATCTAAGATGGGACATCAAATCTGTAAGAAAAGACTCAACATATATTTATGGATCAGATTCTTTTATTGAATTAACATTAGGGGTTCACAAAGAATGTGAATTTGAATATATTTTAGGTTCTTCTAAAATATCATCTCCTATAGTCTGGCTAGGCACGTTTCACGTTTGGATAAATTTTGAAAAAGATAGTGACATAGATTTTACTCTTTATGAGACAGCCAAAATATGGAATGAAAAAGATTGGCTATTATCCAAACAATCTCGAAAAATAATGTTAAATATTTTTAACTTTATTCTCGATGAAATCCAAGAGTAAAAACATTACTAAGAGTTAAAACAATGGCGACAAACAAAGAGTTAGGACTTCCGCCTAAAGGAACGTATCCAGCTAAGGTAATTGAAGTTATCGATAATTTTAAAGTAGTAATAAACCGTGGTAAATTAAATTGTATCCGAATAGATACTTCTCATCTAGTTTATTCGATTACAAACAAGCCAATATACGACCCGATAACTAGAGACTTCATTGGTCATCGTATTCTTTATAAAGGGTCAGGAATGATTATTTCTGTTGAAGAAAATACCTCTATTATTCAAGCTTGCAATAATTCTCGATACGACTGCAAGAAATTTGTCAATGTTTGTGTCAGCGATTTAGTTATTTGTATTTGAGGCAATAACAATGGAACTATTAAAAAAAGCGCCACTTAAAGAAATCAGAGATTTCTTTAAAAAAACTTTTGAGCAGATGAGTATCTCCGAATACGATACAGTGGACATCTCAGAGTGGGATACAGTCGCAGACGACAAATGTATTCGTTTAATAGGAACTTTGGTAATTAACGAAGATTATCTTTACAAAACTTATGGTAAGTTAATAAAAAACAAAAAGTATGAAGTTTTGATTGAATGTCGAGAAATTTCGACTGAATATCAATTGATAAACAAATGCTTTGAAAAAATCACAATAGAAGGTACGTTAGTCGGGTCTTTGGTTGTTCTGCATTGGAACTACAATCTTGACAGAAACAATGAAACTTCAAGATATAATCTTTATCCAAGCGGAAACAAAGAAGAGTTCAATATTTTGATTCCAGAAGCAACAAAGATAATGGAAACTATTTTAGGTTTTATCAAAACAATTGAGATTAAGGATTAATACTAATGAACAAAATAGAAGCATTAAAACAAATTGAGGTTTTTTGCAGAGAAACTTTTAGCCATTCTAATTACTCAGAATGGCAAATAAAGACAGAAGACGGATTTTCCTATCTACAGGGAACACTGGAAATTTTTTGTCAAAGTCCAACTCAATGTCAATACAGGGTGTGGATTGAATATCAAAATAAATATTCTAAAAAATTAATAGTTACAGTAGAAGCTTGTTTAGCTTTAGAGTATAATTCTGTACCTTATCTTAGTTGGGTTGAAATAAAATCAAACAAGAAAAAAATACAAGGAGATGGTAAACATTTGGATATTTTACTACCAGAAACAAGGAAAATAATGAGACCTATCTCAGATTTTATCGAAAATGAAATACAGTCTAAAATAGACTCGTCTAGGAAAGTTGAAAAAAATAGTCACTTGTAATTGACTATAGATTTTATTAAAACCAAAATATAAACCAAGGTGACACTATGACAATAACAGCAGAAGAGTTTTTTAAAAAGTTAGAAGCTATGGAACGCTCAAAAAAAATAGATATACTTAAAAAAATTGCGGCTTTTTGCTACAAAAAGTATAATGTTAATTCCGACTGGAACAGTTGGGCGTTTAAAAATTTTCTTTGGTCGGAATGGGAAATAAAGTGCGATCAACAAATTTGCCTAATAGGTAATGCCAAAGTTATTTTAGATAGTCAGACCATAGCCCATGTCAGAGTTTTTTGTGGTTTTATACCAAGCTTTAGCTTGATACCAGAAATTAGAGTAACTGGTACGATATTTGATTTAAGAACAGGAAAAATAAAAGAAATAGCCATGTGTAAAGAGTATGGTGATCCAGATAATGGGTATTACTCAACATTTGGAATCTCTGACAAACAAGAGGAGATTACCTTTATTCGTGACAAGACAGGCGAAATAGCAGGAGCTATATCAAATTTTATCAAGACAATCACCTAATATCATGACACTAGCACTACAAACACAAACACTTTTCGTACCGACTAAACCACAAATTCAATTAAGAGATGACCAAAAAGCTCTTAAAAGAGAACTGTATGATGCTCTAAAAATCTACAAAAGAGCCTTAGTAGTTGCCCCTTGCGGATGGGGTAAAACAGTATTTTTGTGTCAAATAATCTACGACGCTGCTGTAAAAAGGCAGCGTCGGACTTTAATCGTAGTACCTTTTAGGGTGCTTATTGAGCAAACCCTAGAAACTCTAGAAAAATTTGGACTATCTGCTGGGGTAATTGCTGGTAACTACAGGGAAAATAGAAGCCAATTAGTACAAATCGCAACAACTCAAACCTTGTCCAGAGGACGAGATATTACTTGGTTTAATCCCGAAGTAATACTAGCCGATGAAGTTCATCTATCAGCTTACTGCCAATGGTTTAAAAATAGCTTTCCCAATCTTAAGAACGGTAAACAAACAACCTCAATTAAAGATATTCGTGATGAATTAGCGGTATTAGGGATTGCCGTAGAAAGAGAAGATATAGAACCTTACAAAATTACTTTTGAGGAAGCTAAAGAAAAATGCAAACACCTTAGTCTAGTTTACGCTGAGTCAAAAGAGATATTACAAGAAATAAACTTAGCATGGGGAGTAATTCGGAAACAACAGCACCTTTTTTTAGGGAAAACCCTACCAGTAGATAATCGCCTCTTAATTGGACTAACAGCAACTCCGCGTGAAGAGTTGGGAGATATTTTTGAGGTTCAAATAGTTGGCCCCACTCCAAAAGAAATGATCGAACGGGGTGCGCTTGTCGGTTGTGTTTATTTTGGAACTAAAAATAAAATTAATACTAAAGGAGTAAAAATTAATGGCGGTGATTTTGACGCTAGTCAGTTAGAGATTCGTTGTCTTGAGGCGGTAAAATCAACAGTTTCCGAGTATCGCAGGCTCGGTCAAGGGAGACAATTCGTTTGTTTTGCTACGGGTGTAGAACACGCTAAAATCCTCTGTACAGAATTTAACGAGAGGGGTGTTCCCACGGCCATTATCACAGCCGAAACACCAGAGCAGGAAAGAAGAGAAATATTTAGAAAAGTAGCTGAATTGAGATTGCGGGGGATTGTAAATATTAATACCTGCGGGATAGGATTTAACTTGCCCGCAATTTCTTGCATTATTCACGCTAGACCGACAAAAAGCAGAACTCTTTATATTCAGATGACTGGTCGGGGTCAACGGCTCTGTAGCTGGTTGGGCAAGATTGATTGTCTGATTTTGGATCAAGCGGGGAACGTAACCGAGCATGGATTTATCGAGGATGTAAAGTATCCTCAACTTTCTACGTCTTCTGATGCCCAAAAAGGGCAAGCTCCGACTAAAGAGTGCGAAAATTGCAATAAAATAACCTACGCTTCCGCTCGTATTTGTCCTCATTGTGGCTATGAATTTCCAACAAAAGAAAAAAAACAAATCGCCAACGAAAGACTAGAGATTATAATTCACGATAAAGATAGAGAATTATACCTAGCCTACAAGTACGCTCTCAGAGAAGCTTACAAAAAAGGTGAGCATATTGAAAGTGTCCGGGGATGGCTGATCAAAACATTTAAAAATCCTAGACTAAGCAAAGACTGGATGCCCCCTAAATCTTGGAAGTTACACGCAATCTTCAAAAAAGACTATACTGTAAAAGACTTGAATAATTACGAGGCTTACTTGAAAAGTCTTTGTAAAATCGAGAACAATAACTGGGTAAAAGCTAAGATGACAGAGGAATTTGGAGATGGCTGGGACAATATTCGGCTCTAATGGGTTATTGCTGGCATCTTCCCAGGAATACAAAGAACAAATAGCGAACGAGCTATTTAGACTTATTTCTATAGGCTCCGCGCCTATTCTTTCCCGTACCCTTGCCACACCCCCAATTCCTCAAAGTATAGATAGCTACTATATTGTCCCCGCAGGAGCTACTGGGGCATGGGTGGGAAAGACTAATCAGATAGCTTGTCCCGTAATTGGCTTGAATGGATTGCCTACAGGAACTTGGAAATTCTGGCAGCCTTTTATCGGACTAACAGTTTTTCTTGTTTCTGGAGAAGCAATATTTTTTAATGGCACAAACTGGGTACTTGTTTCTAGTTTTGATCAATACTCTGGGGATATA